GTGATTGCTTCAGCAATTCGGATATCGAAAAATCGGAAGTATTGGTTCCCGATTGCCCCATACGCAGAATTGAGAGAAACTTTTTTCGCCATCTGTAAGTTGTTGTATCGGGCAACTTCCCGTTGAACAAATGCGTACTGGTTTGGGTCATCTTTTACTGTCTCCAATTTCTTCTTGGAAGCGAGCGCCATCTTCTTGTAACGCTTACGATCTTCATACATGCTATCCATGATTTCACCAAGGAAGCCGCGCTTCGCAGTAGTGAAGAACTGCCGATTTGGGGTGACTGTCACGTTGATCGGCTGTAGCGCCGCCAGTTCAATTTCCTTGTTTAGCAGGGAATCGACACTGACCTGACTGCGAATGTCTCGCATTTCAGGAGTGTATTTGTTCGCTTCGATCAGAGTCTCAGGCGACAGGTTGTACTGCATGATCAAGTGAGGGTACAGACCATCCAAGTCGAACGACACAACCCAATGGTACATGCCCGGTATTGGTGGTTTGACATACGCACCGGCATATGCCTCGTCTTTCTTGCCCTGCTTCATCATCGGAACGACAATGCTCTTCTTCCTGAGATTGTTGAAGATGATTGCGTCCCACATACGAACCTGCTGGTATACGTCTTCGTAGTTGACCTTGTTATCGTATGCTAGCGTTAGGGCTAGCTCAAGCAACTTGCTGGACTTGACACCATTCGTTTCGATCAGATAGATTAGCTCCGTGTCGCGGATGTTGTACTCGACATACTTCTGGAAGTCGCGTGTGTACAAATCATGGAGACTGTCGTATTCGGTGTAATCCATCTTACCGGTGCCGAGTTCGACAAACGCGATATGGTTCAGGGTGTAGGATTCCTGATTCGGGGTGGGTGAATACTTCTTGTACAGGTCTAGGTAGTCTAGAATCGCGATACCGAAAATCAGGTAGTGCTGCTGATCACGATTCATGATCGTAGTCTCGCGAGCCTTCACCTTCTTCCATGGCGAAATGATGTTGACTTCCTTCTCACCCAACAGATTCATCATGCGGTTGATCAGGTAAGGAATGTCGAAGTATTTGATGTTCCAGCCGGTGACTATATCGGGGTAGTTGTTCGACCAGAATCCAAGGAACTTCCGCAGAAGATCCTTCTCGTCCTTACACTTGTGGTAGACAACATCAGGACGGTGCGGCGTGAAATTGCCACAGCCGAAAGTGTCGTATCTGCCGTCAATCAGGATCGTGATTGCGGTGACTTCCTCGTTGGCTTCCTTTGGATCAGGGAAACCGTTATCGGAAGCTACTTCGATATCAAGGTAGGCAATCGTGAGATACTTCTGATCCCACAGGATATCGTCGGGGAACTCGTCCGAGATATAGGTGTACTCGTAACGGTTGTTGCCGTAGATGGGGAATGTCTCTACGCCTTCATAGCGTTGCAGGAATTCCCGCGCATCGTTGATATCACCCGGCTCGACCGGTTCTACGATATCACCAGCCAACGTGCGGTACTTCGACTTCTTGTTAGTCGAAGCAACAAAGAACGTCGGGCGATACTCAATCCGTCGCGATACTTTCTTTCCAGACTCAATACCGCGAACTAAGATGTATTTGCCGTACTGCCTGACGTTTGTGTAAAAATCCAATTTATTATCCTAGTAGAATCTGCTTAGGCGGCACAACTACGCCACCAAACATACTATTATACTGGTTTGCCATCTGATCGTCAATCTCTTTCACGAAGATCGTCTTCACTAACTCAAATGAGAAAGAGCCGCCCTTGCCGGTGTACGGTGCGAACGGAACGAACCCAATGGACAAATCGCCCGATTGGGTTCTTTGAATCATGACAGCGACCACGTTCTTGAGTGTAATCTCAAGACCCGGCTCTTCATGAATCACTTCACCAATCAACTCTTCACCCGATACCAACTTTACTGCCTTAACTGTCATTTCATAACTCCTTCGGTTTGACGCCATTCTCGCAAGATTTGCAAATCTCGAAACAGGCTTGATCTTTCGGAACCACATCATCGTAAGACTGCTCTAGCAGGTTGCCGACGATGTAATCTAAACTGTAGTCCATGCAGCATATCGACACTCTGCCATTCGGCAGTAGGACGTTATGGTACAGACCTTCATCGCATCCACAGGTCATGGGTTCAGTCTTCACTTCTGCATGACGTACTCGTTCGTAGACTTTCTCTAGTTCCGGCTTGAGCAACGATTCCTTGCGGAGATTGCCTGCGCGGTTCCAGAAGGAAGGAACCACCGCATTCGGGAACAGGTGTCGCACCGATTCGTGGACTTCCCACCCCATGCACATTACGTAGAATTCCTTGATCTGCTGATGCACTTCATGGAAAGCTTCGATCACCTTGATGTAGTTGGCATTGATTGGATGTTTCGCAATCCTATCCGAATCCGGCAGATGCAGGCAGAATCCGCCATTCGGTCCACCGGCAAACGGGATGTTCTTGAGTCGGTACACATCAATCTGCTTCATACCGACGCCTGTGGTGAATGCCGAGACAGGATGACCTTTCTCAAATGCATAGAATGCCATATCGGTGCAGTGCTTGTTCAACCACGGTTCCGTGAATCCGGCAAAGGTGATACGAACTTCGGTCGGCACCTTGTCGATGCATTCCTTGAAGCGTTCCATCGTCATGACGGTATCGCCCTTGTAGGACTTCTCTAGTACCCGCTGTGGGCAATAGGCACAATCGACAACGCAGCCCTTCGGGGCTACGTTGGTTGTGATCTCCAGCGTAGGGAATGGTGTCGAACGCCAAGCTTGCATTATGCGATACTCTTCAACTCTTCCCAACTGGTAGGTTGTGCTGTTCGCGCTCTTTCGATGAGTACGGCAATAGCAAGCCGCATGATAGTGCTGCTATCAATGCCGGTGACTTGCGAGAGTGCTTTCAACGCATAGAACATTTCCTCGTCCGTCCGCGTTGAAATCATCTTCTGCGTGTGTTGTTTCTTTTCAACCAACATTAGCCGACGCCTCTGATTCCTCAGTGATTTCCGGTCCTGCTTCCGTAGCCGCAATCGCAGCAAGCATTTCTTCATGAGCCTTTCGCTCTTTCTTGAACGCCATAGGGAACAGGTCTAGCAACCCAACCGGCTTGAATGGTTCGGGTGCTTTCTTGCAACAGAACTTGAACTTCTTCCCACTGCCGCAGGCGCATGGGGAGTACAGTTCGATCTGCTTTGTCAGATGTTCCTTGTCGGTAAGCTTACGGACAACAGGGACGAGTCCCTGTTCCTTCGCCTCTTCATCGGTGATCTTGAGTTCGAAAACTTCGCCCGTTTCAGGATTCATCATGGTGCCTCTGTGGTGTCCACGGCATCCGCATCATTGCCGCGCTTGAGCTTGTATGCAACATGAGTCAGATGTGCCTCAATGAACATTTTACGGATAGCGCGGGTGCCGCCATTGAGTGCCAGCATCTTCTTGAGATAGCGTGGCAGTCTAGGCTGCTTTGCGGATGTGTTGAAAAAATCGGATCGGTTTGCCATAATTAACTGCTCTTCTTCGCGCTTGTGCGCTCTTCCTCTGTGAAATTCAATGCGTCTGCCGTGGCATTGACCGCACGGTACGATGCTGTCTTGGAAGCAAGCACCTGATAAGTCGAACCAATCTCACCCGACGATAGCCCATAAGACATGGAGCTAGATGCCTTGATGCCGAGTGAACCACCAACCTGAATCGCGTCCTGATTGGCACCGAGATACATGAACTCCCACTTGTAGACGATCTGCTGGTGACTCGTCAGTTCCTTCACCTTATCCAGATTGTAGAAGTGTGATGCGTTCTCTTCGCCGTCCGTGATAATCACGAACAATACCTTAGAAGGACGCAGGGACTCAGGGAGTGCCTGAAGTGCCTTGCCGGTGCGAAGGATCGTTTCACCAATCGTGTCGAGAAGAGGCGTATTGCCATGGGGCGTATAGTTCTTCTTAGTCAGTTCTTCTACTGCCGTGACCGGTCTGAAATCGAACTTGACGTTGATTGAAGGAGAAACTTTAGGTATCTGATCATTCAGTACACCACCAATCAGGGTGTTCGGTCCCCACGGAGTAGGTACGGCTCCACGCTCAAACGTCGGTTGCGCGAATTCCACAAGGGTCATCGTTGCCTCGCCTTCTGCTTCCTTCTGCGCCTTGAGGAAGTGGTTGAATCCGGCAACGGTATCATTGAAGATAGTCGCCATGGATCCTGAACTGTCTAGAACTACTGCAATATGGGTATAGCCTTCTTTCATCTTACGCTCCGGTTAAAATTGATTCGCACTTCTTCCAAAATTTGGTCTGACTATCGCCCACGAAAATCTGGAACTGATGGTAGAACAAATCACTAATCTTGTCGCCATAGGTAGTGCCTATTCCGTAATTGGGCATACCGTCAGCAAGCTTCCAGAAGGGATCCGTATCCTTCTCCCAAGAATATCTCACTGGTGGTTCATCATACCTCAAAGGCATGGCTAAGTCAAGTCGAACACCCTTCTCTTTTGCGGCGAAGGTGTATTCCTCTAATACATCTGAGCGTTCATTCGGATATGCACTTGGACGCCCTATCTTGTCGTAAGTAGCCTTAGTGATAGCCGTTGCGGACGGCGCAGCAAATACATTTTGTCCGTTCTCAATGTGATTAGAACGTTGAGCGTTACCCGCGATACTGCCGTTGTAGGCATATGCCAGATAGGTGTCGATGGCGCGGTCTACCAACGGAATACAATCAATGTCTAGGAACAAGACGGCATCATGGTCAGTCTGTTGTGCGATCCCTTGTCCATTGAAAGCTTCGACAGGCGAGCCATTCACCGCCATGAAGTAGTCGATTGCGACTCCGTGCGGCAGTGTGGTGTTGATTTGGTAATGCGGCACATGACTACGGTTGAATTTCTCCACTACCGAGCGTTGAAGTCCAACGGTCTTCATGTCTACATTATTCATAAAAAACGATACGATACAGGGATTCATTATCAATTCCTCACTTTAGTATTTCGCTAGGGCTACGCAGTTTGATGAGTTGCGCAACTATCTCATTCTCTTTTTGAATTTTCAACACCTCTGTTGTGGTAAGGTGGAGTGCTTTTCCAGAAGCAGGAACTAGCTTACCACGAAGAGCAAATTCACAATCGAATCGCTCTACCTCTAATCTGTTTATCTGTGTGTGTTTCCATAACATCGACTCAGGGTGAATGCCTATTTTGCCAGTAGCATATCGGTAAATCTCGTTGTAGAGTTCGCAGTATAGGTCCATGGTCGTCGGATCGGCAATCGCCACCTGATCACA